GGCGAAAGTTAAAAAAATCTCTAAACCGTTTGCTAGGAAAATTCAAATTCTAACTGTTGGTGAACAGCGAGCCAAAGTTATGGGTAAATCAAAAGTCGCTGCTATATTTAAGAAAGGTAAGGATGCTATTAGGAGAAATAAAAAGCTATAATTTATTTGCAGTGCAAATGACACACTGTAAATTAATTTTAGATATAGATACACATAAAAAAATTACTTCATTTGTAGAAGATGAATATAAAGAAAGTGATAAAATATCTTGTGTAAAAGGATTTCAATTTCATCAAAATTTTAATGGAAAAGAAGAATTAAATAATTGTTTAAACATATATTTAAAAAATAATTTTTATTTTGAAATTCAAAATGCATGGTTAAATGTTTTAGGAAATGATTCCTATAATAAACCTCATTTTCATCCCTGTGATACTCAACTATATTCTGGAGTTTATTATCTTTCTAATGATAACAATGTCATTACTTTTATAAAAGAGGATCAAACATTTGAAATAGAACCTAAAATGTTTGATTTATTAATTTTCCCATATAATTTAATACACTATGTTTTACCTGCAAAAAGATCACAAAAAAGAATTTGTTATGCTTTTAATTTACAAAAAATAAAGAAAAAGGAGAAATAATTAAATGGATGAACTAACATTAATAAGTAAACTACAAAGAATATTAAAAGACGAATACCAAAACATCGGAGAAAGTATGATGTCTGGTACAGTTGACAATATGGAAAAATATAAGTATATGCTAGGACAAGCACATACGTGTTTAAAAATTTTACAGGAAATCTCTAACCTGCTAAATGAAAAGGAGCAAAAAGATGAAAAAGGAACAGTCATCAAACTCGACACCAAAAGTTAAATACGCTTTGGCGGAAAAGTATGATCAAGAGAATAAAGAAAAAAATCAAAAAGAAGTTGACGCTTACGAGCGTTTAAAAACTAAAGAATCTGAAAAGCTACCAAGACCAACTGGGTGGCGTATGTTAATTTTACCATTTAAGATGAAAGAAAAATCTAAAGGTGGAATTATTTTTGGACAAGAAACTTTAGAAAAACAACAAGTTGGTTCCACATGTGGACTTGTGTTAGCACAAGGTCCAGATTGTTATAATGACAAAACTAGATATCCAGAAGGCCCGTGGTGCAAGACAGGTGATTGGGTACTCTTTGCTCGTTATGCAGGATCAAGAATTCAAATTGACGGGGGTGAAGTACGTTTGCTAAATGACGATGAAGTATTAGCTACTATAGATAACCCTGAAGATATACTTCATCAATACTAATCATAGAAGGAGAAAACTATGCCAGATACAGACGATCTGAAAAAAACAGTTGACCTCGATACTTCCGGTCCAGCGATGGACGTCGATGTACCTGAAACAAAAGAGGAGGACGTAATAGAACAGAAAGAAGCTCTAGTTGAAGAGCCAACAGTAAGAGCTGTTGAAGAAAAAAAAGAAAGCTCTGTCGAAGATAGACATGAAGAAAAGAAAGACGATACAGAATTAGAACAATACAGTGATAGCGTTCAAAAAAGAATTGCTAAGTTAACAAAAAAATGGAGAGAAGCTGAACGACAAAAAGATGAAGCTTTAACTTATGCTCAAACTGTTTTAAGAAAACAAAAAGATGCAGAGGGTAAACTTTCCAAACTGCAACCAGATTTTGTTGCTGTCACAGAAGAAAGTATCACATCAGGTGTAGCAGCTGCGCAAGCAAAACTTGCAGCCGCTAGAGAAGCAAATGATCTAACAGCTGAAGCAGAAGCTTTAGCCTCTATATCTGAGTTAGGATACAAAAAAGCTAAATTGGCTGAAACTAAAATAGCCCAGGAAGCTTATGAAAAACAACAATCGGAGAAAAAACCTGAAGTTAATTTAAATAGACAACCAGCAGCTAGAGGAACTCCAGATCCAAAAGCCGAAGCATGGAGTGAAAAAAATACATGGTTTGGTAAGGATACTGCAATGACTTATACTGCATTTGATCTACATCAAAAATTAACAGATGAAGGTTTTGACCCATCAAGTGACGAATATTATTCGGAAATAGATAAGAGAATAAGACTTGAATTTCCGCATAAGTTTGCTAATAATAGCGGTACGGCTGAAAAAGAAACGACCAAGCCAGTACAGACAGTAGCTTCAGCGAAGCGAAGTACAAGATCAGGTCGCAAAACTGTGAGGCTCACACCATCGCAGGTAGCAATCGCTAAAAAATTAGGTGTGCCACTTGAAGAATATGCGAAACAATTAAACATCACGAAGGAGGCTTAAGCATATGGAAAATAATAATGATAAAAAAACCTCTCGTGCGAGTCAGACTAGAGAAAAAACAGCTCAGAAAAAAGTCTGGACTCCACCATCAGCATTAGATGCGCCCCCTGCGCCTACAGGTTTTAGGCACAGATGGATAAGAGTTGAATCTTTAGGATTCCAAGACACTAAAAACGTCGCTGGAAGAATAAGATCAGGATACGAATTAGTGAGAGCTGACGAATATCCAGATTCAGACTTTCCAATTGTAGAGGACGGAAAATATAAGGGGACAATCGGTGTTGGCGGCCTAGTGCTCGCTAGGGTACCAGAAGAGATCGCGCAACAAAGACAAGAGTACTATGCTAAACAGCATGCGGAAAAAGTCGAAGCAGCAGATAACGATCTTATGAAGGAAGAGCATCCAAGCATGCCTATCAATATTGATAGACAATCGCGTGTTACTTTTGGTGGCTCAAAGAAATCCTAATTAGGAATTCACAAACCATCGAGATAACATAAACCCGTACTGGAGGCCCGCAAGGGCAGGTACAACTATAAGGAGGCCTCTATGGCAAAAACTAACAAAGACGCAGCCTTTGGCTTAAGAGCTATTGGCAAAGTTGGTCAGAATAGAGACAACCAGGGTTTAGGGGAGTATAGTATATCATCTGGTGATACTACTAAAATCTTCTTCCAAGATGCGGTTTCAGCAACAGCAGCAGGTACAATTCACCAAGCTGCAGCTTCTGAAGCGTTTCTTCTTGGATCACTCAACGGGGTTTTTTACACTGATCCAACAACAAGCAAGCCTACGTTTGCTAATCATTATCCGGGAACAATCGCGGCTAGTGATATTAAAGCTTTCGTAGCTGATGATCCGTACGAAAGATTTGAGATTCAATCGAACAAAGCTACTGCGCACGCGCAGACAGATGTGTTCAAGAATTTCAACATCGAAGTAACAGCTGGAGATTCTGCAAATAATGTTTCTAAGTCGGAACTAAATCACAGTACATCTACAACTGGTACGGCTCAAATAAAAGTAACAGGTATTTCAAATGAAATTGAAAACAGTACAATTGGCGCTGCCAACTTGAACTTTGTTGTCATGATCAATGAGCACCTGTATAACGCTAAAAATAACGGTATATAATAGTTAGAATAGGAGAAAAAACATGGCTATATCACGAGGACAACTAGTTAAGGAACTAGAACCAGGCCTGAATGCACTATTCGGACTGGAATACAAACGTTATGAGAATCAGCATGCAGAGATATACGTAACAGAAACTTCAGACAGAGCGTTTGAAGAAGAAGTTATGTTATCTGGTTTTGCAAATGCTGCAGTTAAACCGGAAGGTTCTGGCGTAGTTTTTGACAATGCTCAAGAAACTTACACAGCTATATACACTATGGAAACTGTTGCACTAGCGTTCGCGATCACTGAAGAAGCGATCGAGGACAACTTGTATGATAGACTTGCGTCTAGATATACAAAAGCATTAGCTAGATCCATGGCGAATACTAAACAAATCAAATCAGTGGATCCGCTTATTCAAGGTTTACCAACTACGAATAATTTTGATTCAGGTGATGGTGTTTCTTTATTTAACACTGCTCACCCAACAATCGCGGGCACTGTATCAAACACGTTAGCGGTACAAGCTGACTTGAATGAAACTTCATTAGAGCAATCATTAATTGACATTGCGCAACTGACAGACGAAAGAGGTCTAAAAATTGCTGCAAGAGGTGTTAAAATGATCGTTCCAAGTGAACTTCAATTCACTCCTCTT